CTCCGTAATCTGATGTGTTGGCAAACTGCCCACTGGTAAAGAATGGTTTGACGAGGTCGCTGTTGTCCAAGTCTATTTCTTTGTCGCTGATGGTTATGCCACCTGCATACGGTGTTGGTGTTCCACCTTCTTGTTGCGCTAACGTTAAGAGTTCCCTCGCTTGTTCCCTAGCGCCTTTCGCTTTCTGTGACATGCTGACACGCATATCGCCAACGGCTTGATCGGCTAGCCTTGAGAACTTGGAAGCGATAGTCACCATGCAACGGTAAGCGACCGTGTACAGCGCATCGGTTGAGGTTGTGCTTCCGCTGACTTGTTTATTAACCCAGCTTATTTCTTCGTTCGCTAAGAGCTGATCGTTAGTGTCTGTATCACCTATTAAGAACCGGACACTATCTAATGCGCTCGAATCTGGGTCTCCTGAATAACTCCATGCCATGATTGTCTCCTAAAAGTGTTAGTGGAGAGGGAGGGTTGCCCCATCCCTCCCCACTTTATCGGTTAAGCGGTGGCAGATACTTGATCTGGGTAACTTAACTGAATCAGGCTACACAGTTTGAGAAGAAGTATCCGAGTGCTGAGGAAACTACTTTGTAGCTCCAAGCGGATTCAATCTCAATCCTGTCAGCTCGTAAAGCATCCATACGGAAACGGCTGATTGCAGTATTTGTACCAATCCCACCTGACTGAGCTAACCCAGTCCATGAGAAATTGTAACCGGCTGATGGAGCCATGATTCCAGCGTTTGGCGCTACATAAAGTAGACAAGCATCCTTGTCTCCAATTTGTGCATAGGAGGCGCTTGCGCCTTCTGCTGCTGAGTTCTTGATTCCACCCATGACCAGTACTCGATCAACGCCAAGAACAGAAGCAAGTAATTCTTCTGTGATTGATGCTGAACTTGTGTACTTGTAACGATCAATGATGTCAGCGTGGTTCTTTAGAATACTAAAGACAGCGTATGACATTACCATCGTATTTGGCTTGTAGCCGGTGTTGGTTAGTACAGTATTGATTCCTGTTTGCACATCCCCGATTGGGTCTGAGCCTGATGCTGCGCTCCAGAGGGTAGAAGGAGTGCTATCAGTTCCCCAGATTGATGTCTGGAAGTACTTGCTAGCCCAGTCAATTTCTTGACGGAGTAGCATTTGTTGTGTCAGGAATCGAGTTGCGTCTTGATCTGGTGACAGTGGTGCATCGCTGTTAGCTCGAACTTGATCTCCGATGTCTTTATGGAGAGCATATACGAGTGCGCTGTAGCTGTCAGTGCTAAGACCGTACCCTGTTCCGGCTGACTCTGTTCCGTCTGCTCGTAATTCAACGGCATCTCGGAAGAAGTCAGCTTGGGTGTATGTGTAGTATAGGTCGCTTTGTTTTTGGACTGGAACTGTCGGGAAGACTTTTCCAGCTACAAAGTGATCTGCGTCTTGCATGTAAGCGATTGACATGTTCGTCAATACTGCGTCTACATGAGCGTCTGATGTTGTTGGTTGTGGCATCGTTTAGTCTCCTTACGCTGCTCTGCTGTTTGATATTGTTACCAATACTGATACTAATTCGCCAGCTGAACCACCTGTTAAGACTTGACCGCAGTTGAAGACGGTTGTCTCAGAACCTGCGGACACTGTCTGACATTGACCATCAGCGGAGGTTCCAGCAACATTCCCAGCTGCAAGAGTAACATCGGCTGAAACTTTGGAAACACCAAAGACTCGTACGATTGCTTGTTCTCCTGATGCTGGTTTGTTCTGTAGAACTCCGATTGGTTTATCGGTTACTGCGGCGCAAACTGTCACGGTATTGTCACCGGACATTTTTACGAAGTAGTATTGTTTTGCGGATAGATCAGCGGAAGCCGTGAAGGTTCCAACGTCTATACCTACTGTTTCGTATGCCATGATTAGGCTCCTCTCTGTTCAGCTACATAAGCGCTGTACAGTTCTGGTTGATCTACGGCTACTTTCGAAATACCTTCAGCGAGTGACGATACTGTGCCTTCTTCCACCATTGCTTTCGCTATGGTTTCAATTTGACCGTATGCGTCTTCTGCTTCTGGGCTTCCGTCAGAGCCGACTTCTTTTAAGATGCCAACTTCACCGAGGGCGATAGCTGTTGCATCTAGTATTTCTTCTATCTTTGCAGAAGATTCAGCGTCAACCGAACGAAGTGAGCGAAGTACAGGGGCGAACTCTACTGGGTCAAGCTGCGGTATGACTGCCCAACGTTGAGCGTCTTTCAGTGCTTTCTCCGTAGCGGAGTCTTCCTGTAGTTGTGCGACCTGCGCTTGAGCTGTGGCGAGTTCTTTTCGAACATCCTCAAGCTCTTTAGTTACGTCAGTCACTTCAACTTCTTCTGTCTCAATAACTTCTTCAGCGACACCTTCTTCTTTGATAACGTCTTCCACGTTCATCTCCGATTCTTGTGTTTCCATTACTTCAGCTAATGCCACATCCAAATCATTATCGCTTGATTTCATAACTGCCCAACCCTCATGGAGAGAAGCTGGATGGTCTACGCCTGATATTTCTTTGAGGTGCAGTCCGGTCAGCTTTTTAATCTTGCGCTTGAATCGTGTATTAGCCATGCCAGCAGGATAACACTTTGCCACAGCGCTGTCAGGAGTTGTGGAAATTATTTGTGGATAATGTTGCATATCCCCCTTTACTAGGGTAAGCTACATACATGGAGTTAAACACTACAAATCAAGAAAGGACAAATTCCATGACATGCCCATCAGATAACAACAGAATGGTTGAAACAACAGTTTACAACTCAGCCACGAAAAGCGCCACTTTTCAAGTACACCACAAAGACTGCCGTGATAATAAGAAAGAAAAAGAAACAGCGAACGGATGGTGGAACGAGTTCGTAATGGTTGGAAAACTACCTAATGGAGAAAAGTTCCCAACAGCCCAAATGGTAGCAGGATTATACAACAGGGAAAACGAATTAGAAGGTGACAACCAATACACAGCACAAGATTTCAAACTTCACAACTGCGTAGAGCATAAACACTAAACAAGCAAGCCCCTCATCGAAAGATGAGGGGTTTCTTTATTTTTCTAACTCGTCAAGCTGTTCCTGTAACTTGCGGTTCTGAATAGTTAGGATTGCGATGCGCAACTCTTTAGGAAACTCTTTATTAAGTTCATTGAGGATCTCTACTGGATCAATCTCCATTATCTGATTCAACAATCTCTGTGCGTTCATATTCAACAATTAGTTCGCCTGCTTCATCAGTCATGTCGCTGTCGATGATGGCTTGGTCTTTGCGTTCACCTATGACCATCCAACTACACTCCGCTCCGCTTGGTCCGTTAATGGTTAGTGTCTTTCCTGATAGTGACCAAGTAACCGCATTTCCTGAACTACTAACCATTGACCAAAGATTCTTGTTTAATGCTTCAAAAGTTCCTGCTGTCATATTTGAAACTGTATCTAGATCAACGGTTGCGGAACCTCCACTGAGTGTAACGGTTCCCCGATAAATGTTGTCACATGTTGGTCCCTCAATAAAGCTGTGACGCAAACGCCAATCGCCTCCCTTTGATGGGTGCGGTATGTCAAAAGAACCGGAAGACTTGGAAAGTGAACCAACGACTACAAGCCCAGAGGAACTTAGAGCCATTCTGGTTGAGGATGAATCAGTAAACCAAATATGGTAACTGGGTAGGCTACTATCTCCATCACCGTAAATGTTGTATGCCGCTCCAGAAGTGTATGATGTGCCTGTTTTGAACTCTAAGATTTCCCTACCTGAACTCCTTGAAGATTTGATTGTGAAGTCGTGATTGCCGAACAGAATGAACCGTCCGTCATCATCTACGCCGCAATATTTAACAGCGTCAATAGCAAAATAAATTGATCTACTTGTTGAATCATGCCCAATCCACATTGCGTCGCCATCAAGACTCATGCCACCATCGTAACCGCTACCATCCATTGTTATGATGCCGTCCCAGCCACTGTTGTCTGGCGTAACATTAGTTGCTGATCCAACTTTTACAGTATTAATGACTAGGTCGTTTAATTCCGCTGCTGTTAAAACTGCTCCACTACTAAAAGCCATATTTCTATCCTAACCTAAAAGTATCCAAGATGCCTATATCGCTGTTATTGAGTTTGAGGCTTTGGTTATCTATCGCACTCACTAAATCGAATCGTATCTGAGTGTTCTGCGGTGTTGCGTTTATCTCCCGACCTACGATTACGCATTTGTAGGTTTTGGAACTTCCTGCTCCGGTAGGTGTGAGAGTTACTTCAGCATAGGTCCAGAGGCAATCATCTCCGCTGAGGAGATCAGTGAAGTTAGTGTTCTGAGAGCCAGTATCAATGTGCGGTTCTATTGCGCCGAGTGTTGTCGTTATTTGTTGCGTTACGAAACTTACGGTGTTATATCGTTCCGTCCACCAATCCGCCACATTGGTTTTCGCTGTCTGCGATGGCGTTGTTTGTGGCAGAACAACGTTAACGTAATTGACTGATCGAACGCC